GTTAACAGATGAAGAATTATCATCTGTTAAAAGTTTGCGTGAAGAAATTATCGGTGCAATTTCCACAGTCGGTCAGTTAAAGTTAACACACGATTTGATGGAAGAAGATTTGGCATCTGTAAAATCAAAACTTACTGAGCATGTTGTAAAGTACAAAGAATTGCTCACTAAGGAAAAGGAATTAATCGACGTATTTATGAAAAAATATGGAATAGGTTCTTTGGATATCGAAACTGGTGTATTTACCCCTGAGCAATAAGTAATATTGGAGATTCCGTATGGCAGAACGCATTGTTAGTCCTGGCGTTTTCACACAAGAACGTGACCTTAGTTTCCTAGAACAAGGGGTCGGTGAAATTGCTGGTGCATTTATTGGTCCAACACCAAAAGGACCAGCATTTATTCCAACTGTTGTCACAAGTCAACAAGACTTTGAAAACAAGTTTGGTACACCTGATGGAAAGTCATTCCTCGGTAATACAGTAAAAAATTATCTCCGTGAATCAGGACGAGCAACAGTTGTTCGTATTCTTGGTTTGGACGGATATAGTAACACCGACCACACACCAGCATTATTATTTGCAACTGGTTCAAGTGGTTCGTTTTTATACGCCGTACTTCATCCAACTGTTTCTGGTAGTAAGATTGAAGCAGTTAGTGCAAGTGGAGCACCAAGTAATTTTGCATTAACTATATCATCTTCGGTAATAACTGATATAGTAGAATCTGGATTATCAACAACAACCGCTGCGGGTGGTTTTATTGGAAATGCTCTTTCCTTCGGACCAACAGGAACAAAGAACGGATATGTATACAACATCTTCCCAGAAGCAGTAACATTAGCAGGTGCAGCAGTAACAATGTCAGCTGTAACAAGTTCTGATGCACTGATGTTAACTGGTAGTATATACGGTATATATAAATTTGCATCTACTCCTTGGGTGCAATCACAAACAATTGGTGCTGGAAAATTGAATCTTTTCAAGGTACATACGTTAACCGATGGTAACGCAGCAAATAAGGCTGTCAAAATTTCTATCGTAGGACCAAAGAAAGGAACAATTACTGGTGACTATGGTACTTTTACTCTTCAAGTTCGTGATTTTAATGATACAGATGCACAACCAACTGTATTAGAACAATGGGACAATTTAACTCTTGATACAACCGATTCAAATTTTATAGCTCGTCGTATCGGAAATAGTGAACCAGTAACAGATGCAAATACTGGTGAAAGATATTTTCAAGGTGATTATATAAATAATTCTGCATATATTCGTGTTGAAATGGCACCTGGTATTGATGACATCTCAACAGATGCATTACCATTCGGATTTGATAAATTACAAACACCAGTAGGAACCTCAATCAGTAATGTTGTAATTCCATCATATGTTTCATCTTCTTGGAAAACAACAAGTGGTATTAGAGGATATAGTACAACATCTTCATATTCAACATCCGATTATTACGGATACGCATATTCATCAACACCAAATACCAACATATCATATTTGGCACCAATTCCAAGTGGTGCAGCACAAGTTGGTGCAGCATTTAATATCGAAAATCTTGGAAATTCTGAAATCCAAGATTCATCAGGAAACTTCATTTTAGCAACTGATTTCTTAACAAATACAGATGCTACTGCAAAATTAAAGTTTACAGTACCATTCCAAGGTGGGTTCGATGGTTCTAATCCAGCTCGTGAAATTAAAATGTATGATACAATCACATCCGCAAATACACAAGGATTTGATTTAACAAATGCAACAAGTGCTGGTTCACGTGCATATAAGAAAGCACTGGATGCAATCAGTAATCCAGACTCATTTGACATTAATTTGTTAGTATTACCTGGTGTTGTTTATGAACTTCATTCATATGTTGCAAACTACGCATTAACTGTTTGTGAAACACGTGGTGATTGTTTCTATATTATGGATTTAACACAAGCAAGTTCAACAGTATCAACCGCAGTAAATCAAGCAGCGTTAATTGACAGTAATTACGCAGCAGCATATTATCCTTGGGTACGAATTCTAGACACAGATACAAACAAGTTTGCATTTGTTCCACCATCAGCAGTGCTTCCAGAAGTATACGCTTATAGTGATAACACTTCAGCAGAATGGTTTGCACCAGCAGGTTTAAATCGCGGTGGAATTCCAGGAGCATCTGGTGTTAAGGTTCGTTTGGCACAAGCACAACGTGACCAATTATACGAAGGTAAGGTTAATCCAATCGCACAATTCCCAGGACAAGGTATCTGTGTATGGGGGCAAAAGACATTACAACGTAGATCATCAGCACTTGACCGTGTAAATGTTCGTCGTTTACTAATTACCGTCAAGAAGTTTATCGCAAGTTCAGCACGATTCCTCGTATTCGAACAAAATGTTGAAGCAACCCGTCGTCGCTTCCTCAACATCGTAAATCCATTCTTGGCAAATGTACAAGAACGTTCAGGTCTTTACGCATTCCGTGTTATTATGGACGAAACAAATAACACACCAGACGTAATTGACCGTAATATCTTGGTTGGTCAATTGTATCTCCAACCAACAAAGACTGCTGAATTCATTAAGTTAGAATTCAACATTCTCCCAACTGGTGCAACATTCCCAGGGGCATAATCGGTTATATTTTTGGATTATAGACTATTTATTTAAGAATCTGTTAGGAGATACAAATGGCAAATAATATCGTAGCCGAAAATGAAATTTTCTTTACGGCGTTCGAACCAAAGGTCAAAAATCGTTTTCTAATGTTAATTGAAGGTGTTCCAGCCTACATCGTTAGAAAGGTGAGTCGCCCTGAAATTCGTCAAGACACAATCAAGGTTCCACACATCAACACAGTCCGTTTCATTAAGGGTGTGTCTGTATGGCAACCAATCACCATGACTTTGTACGATCCTGTAGTACCATCTGGTGCACAAGCAGTAATGGAATGGGTTCGTTTACATCACGAATCAGTCACAGGTCGTGATGGATACGCAGAATTCTACAAGAAGGATTTAACCCTTCAAGTTCTCGGTCCAGTAGGTGATAAGGTTGAAGAATGGATTATCAAGGGTGCACAAATCACACGTGCAACATTTGGTGATTTAGAATGGTCAGATACAAGTGATAACGTAGCAATTGAATTAGAAATCCAACCAGATTACTGCGTATTGAACTACTAATAATTGATAAAAACAGAAGGTGTGTCCCACTGCTTGATACTTATATAGAGTATAATTGGGCAGTGGGACTTTTATTAGAGCTATGATATGGCAATGCTTACTGAACTAAATGTTGGTCAAGGTGAAACATTTAGAATACTGGTAACGGTATCGGATTCTGGTACCGACACTCCATTAAATTTAGAAAACTATAACATAACTGGTCAGGTTAGAGAAAATTACACTACCGATGAAATTGCAGCGACATTTTCAACAATAAAAATGTCTCCTAATTCATCGGGAAGTTTTATACTTGCCCTAACACAAGATCAAACTATACAATTAAATCAGCGTAAATATGTTTACGATGTATTATTATCAAGTGGTTCCGTCACGCCAACCACACGTAGAATTTTAGAAGGACCATTTACAGTTCGACCAGCTGTTACGAGATAATAAATGACAGATATTAAACTTGATATACCGGATATTACAGTTTTAGTAAATAAACCAGACGTAGTAGTTCGTAGTCGTTTGAATGGAACTGGGTCATATATTAATGTTGCCGATTCTGCCATATCTTCATCATATGCATTAACTGCGAGTTATGCATTAAATGCAAGTAGTGGTAGTGGTGGTGGTGCAACTGGTGCAACTGGCCCAGTAGGTGCGACTGGTCCACGTGGTGCAACGGGTGTTCAAGGTATTCCAGGTACACCAGGTGGTGCAACAGGACCAACAGGACCAACAGGTAGTGCAGGTGCAACGGGTGTACAAGGTGCAACAGGTATACAAGGATCAACAGGACCAACCGGTGTTGTAGGACCAACAGGTGCAACGGGTGTTACTGGTAATCAGGGTCCACAAGGCCCACAAGGTCCAATAGGTGCTACGGGTCCAGTAGGTAGTACTGGACCACAAGGTGAAATAGGTATTACAGGTCCAACAGGTGCAACAGGTATTCAAGGGCCAACCGGTAGTACAGGTCCTATAGGTCCACAAGGTGTAACTGGATCAACGGGTCCAACTGGTATCCAAGGACCAACAGGTAGTACTGGTCCACAAGGTGAAATTGGCATCACAGGCCCAACAGGTGCAACGGGTATTCAAGGACCAACAGGTAGTACAGGACCAATAGGTTTACAAGGTGTAACTGGTTCTACAGGTCCAACTGGTATCCAAGGACCAACAGGTAGTACCGGTCCACAAGGTGCAACAGGTATTATTGGTATTACAGGTCCAACAGGTGCAACTGGTATTCAAGGTCCAACGGGTGCAACTGGTGTTGCTGGTGCAGATGGTGATAGATACCACACTACTTCGACTAGTTCATTCGCAATATCTAGTAGTGGTCAAGTCACTGTATTCACAACAGACTTAAATCTTGATTACAGTATTGCTCAAACCATCATTTTAGCATACGATTTAAATAATCACCAACACGGTGAAGTAGTAAGTTACAATCCATCTACTGGTGAATTAATATTTAATAGAACCACATCCGAAGGTTCAGGGACATATAGTAGTTGGTCAATCAATTTGGACGGTGCGGTTGGTATTCAAGGTGCAACAGGTCCAACTGGTATCCAAGGACCAACAGGTGCAGTGGGACCAACAGGTAGTACAGGTCCAACAGGTCCAATCGGCATTACAGGACCAACTGGCATCCAAGGGCCAACGGGTGTACAAGGTGTAACAGGCAGTACAGGTCCAACTGGTATACAAGGACCAACAGGTAGCACAGGTCCAATAGGACCACAGGGTGTTACTGGTAGTACAGGTCCAACAGGTCCACAAGGTGTTACTGGTAGTACTGGTCCGCAAGGTTTAACAGGACCAACAGGACCAACAGGACCAACAGGTCCACAAGGTGTAACAGGTTCAACAGGACCAATAGGATTACAAGGTGTCACGGGTTCTACAGGTCCAACTGGTGCAGAGGGTCCAACTGGTGTACAAGGCGTTACAGGCAGTACAGGTCCACAAGGTCCATTAGGCCCAATAGGGCCAACAGGTCCAACAGGTTCTACTGGACCGATTGGTACCACCGGTCCAACAGGCGTTACAGGTCCAACCGGTATTCAGGGTCCAACAGGACCAACCGGTAGTACAGGTCCAACAGGCCCACAAGGTACTACAGGACCAACTGGTGCATCGGGTGATAGATACAGTACTACAAGTAGTACATCACTCACTATAGGAACTGGTACACAAACACTTACCGTTGGTACAGGACTTTCATACAGTATTGGTCAATCAGTAATTATCGCATTTGATAATAGCAATAAAATGGAAGGTAGTGTTACTTCTTACAATAGTGGAACAGGTCAATTAGTTGTCAACGTAACATCAACTACTGGTTCGGGAACACAAGCATCATGGCAAGTTAGTTTGGCGGGTGCACCAGGACCAGCAGGTGCAACCGGTCCAACAGGTCCTGCAGGTCCAAATATTCCTGGATTACTAAGTAGTTCTGCACAAATTAATGCTCTAACTGGTGTTACGGCATCATACGCAAGTGCAGTAAGTGGTGGAACTGCAGATTATCTTCCATTATGGACTACAGAAGATACATTAGGTAAAAGTATATTGTATCAAACTGGTTCAAGTATCATCTTCAACGGAACAACATTCTTTGATGAAACCGCACCAGATATTTTTGGATTATATGGTGGTATAACAGATTCATTTAATTTAATTACCGCACACGCAACAATTGACAATTACCTACAAATTAATGTTCGTAATTTAAGTACAGGTTCACAAGCGTCATCTGATATAGTAGCAGTCAAAGCATTAGGTACTGAAGATGTTGGATATATCAATATGGGTATCAACAACGACACGTATGTTGGTAGTCGTATATTTGATACTGCTGGTGATGGATATCTTTATACCACAGGTAGTAATTTAATTATCGGTACAGCAACATCTGGTAGTACACTTACACTATTCGCTGGTGGAGAAACCTACGGTGATGGTAAATTACGATTACGAGCAAATAATCAACACGAATTAACAGGTAGTATAACAGCATCACAAGGATTTGTTGGTTCATTAACAGGAACCGCATCAGTTGCAACAGCAGTTAGTGGCGGAACAGCAAATTATATTCCATTTTTCAATACAGCAAATACATTATCTAGAAGTAGATTATATCAAACTGGTTCAAGTATCATATTTGGTAGTACAACCTTTTTTGATACCAGTGCACCTGATGTACTTGGTATTTATGCGGGTGTTGTCAATTCATTTAATTTAATATCTGCACACGCAACCGTAGATAATTATTTACAAATTAATGTACGTAATTTCAGTACAGGTTCAAACGCATCATCCGACATCGTAGCTACATCCGATACTGGTACTGAAGAAACTGGTTACATTAATATGGGTATCAACGGAACCAGTTTTGTAGGTGATGCAATACATGACTTACCTGGTGATGGATACATCTTCACTACAGGAAGTAATTTAGTAATTGGTACAGCGACAGCAAATAGTACACTTACATTATTCGCTGGTGGTGAAAACTATAGTAATGGTAAGTTAAGATTACGAGCAAATAATCAGCACGAACTTACTGGTTCATTAACCATTTCAGGATCAAATACGCTAACCAATATTGGTGCAGCTGTATTTAGTGGTTCATTAAATGTAACACAAGGAGTTACAGGTTCGTTATTTGGAACCGCAAGTGTGGCACAAAGTGCACTAACCGCATCATATGCAGCAAATGTTCCAGCAACGGCATCATTTGCAACATCCGCATCATTTGCATTAACCGCAAGTTATGTACCTGGTGCAGCAAGTGATTGGGATTCTGTAGCAAATAAACCAGCAAATATTGTTTCATCATCTACACAAGTCAAAGCATTCCTACCAGATGGTACGGTAAGTGCGTCAGCACAAGTTGATATCACAGCAACTACAGGTTATAGTACCTTTAGCTCGTCACTATCAGCGATAGATGCTGCACAAAATGCTCGTATAGATAATTTATCAAGTGTAACAAGTTCATACGCATTACAATCGCAACTCGCTGGCGTAGCATCAAGTTCAGCACAAGTTAAAACATATTTACCAGATGGTACCGTATCATCTTCTGGTCAAGTTCAATTGAGTGGTATTACGGGTACAACATTTGCAACAGCAGATTTCACATTCCCACAAAACCTAACTGTTACCGGATTACTTACAGCAACATCACAATCAGTACAATATGTAAGTTCATCACAACTAAATGTATCAACTAATAAAATTATAGTTAACACAGATAGTTCATTACGATTTGGTGGATTGACTGTTATTGACTCTGGTTCTGTTGGTGCATCAGGTTCATTATTCTGGGATAGTTTAAATGACCGCTGGTTGTACGAAGATGTTGCTGGTGGTGTGTATACTAGTGCAATATTAATTGCAGGACCAAAAAATACTGGTGCAACTGGTGGTGAACGTGGATTAGTATCGGGTCGTGTTCCTGTAGCAAGTGGTGATGACCACATCGATACAGCACCAGAATCAAGTTCTATTCGTGTAGATTTCCCATCACGATTAACACATATTGAAGCAGGACTGTACGTAACAGGACAAGTATTTGCAACAGGATATACAGGTTCATTACTTGGTACATCAAGTTGGGCAATTAACGCATTAACAGCAAGTTATGTACCTGGTGCAGCAAGTGATTGGGGTACGTTGGCAAACAAACCAGCAGATTTGGTCAGTAGTTCTACACAAGTTAAGGCATTCCTACCAGATGGTACAGTATCAAGTTCAGCACAATATCCAGGATGGGTAACTGCTTCATCACAAATTGACTACAATAACATCCAAAACAAGTTAAGTGGTGTTATTAGTAGTTCAACACAATTTAACGCACTATCTGGTACATCTGCGTCATTTGCATTAACGGCAAGTTATGTACCAGGAGCAGCAAGTGATTGGGATTCCGTAGCAAACAAACCAGCGGACATCGTTTCAAGTTCTACACAAGTCAAAGCATTTTTACCTGGCGGTACATTATCAAGTTCAGCACAATATCCTGGTTGGGTCACCAGTTCAGCACAAATTGTTTGGTCATCGGTAAACTATAATAGTGGTATAGTATCGTCATCAGCTCAAGTTAAAACACTATTACCAACAGATACAGTATCTTCATCCGCACAAGTCAAGGCATTCCTCCCAGGTGGTACAGTAAGTGCATCGGCACAATATGCAGGATGGGTAACCGCATCTTCACAAATCGTAGTACAAAATACCACAGGTATCGGTGCATTAGCAACAACTGGTTCAAATACATTTATTGGTAATCAAGTAATTAGTGGTTCATTAACCACAACCGCAGATACGATGACCTTTAACGGGTCGATGGCAGTATCGGGTACACTTTCCGTAACTGGTAGTTTAAATACCTTAAATGGTGGTCTTACAGGTTCATTACTTGGAACCAGTAGTTGGGCAAGTAACGCGGTATCTGCTTCACACGCAGTAACCGCTAGCTACGCACTTAATGCACAATCTGGTGGAACGGGAGCAGGATTCCCATTCAGTGGTTCTGCAGTAATTACAGGATCGTTGGAAGTAGTCAATACAGGTAGTGTTGGTGGAATTACTGGTTCATTCAAGGGTGATGGTTCACAACTTACCAACTTACCAGTAGCAACAATTCTCAGTAGTTCCGTTGCAATCGACACATATACATTCTCTGGTGATGGGTCAGTCAAGAATTATGTATTATCACAGAGTTATGATATTGACTCATTAATGGTGTCGTTGGATGGTTTAACACAAGTAAAAACCACAGACTATACGTTATCTACTAATACACTAACATTTGTAGACACACCACCGTCAGCATCAAATATTCTCGTTAGAGCATTCTTAAATGTAACCCAAAATATGACGGGTTCATTTAGTGGTTCGTTCTTGGGAATTGTATCAACCGCATCATTCGCAAGTGCAATCAATAGACAAATTAGTGGAAATGTAGGAATTACAGGATCGTTGGATGTTACAGGACCAGTAAGTTTAAGTGGTGATTTGTTTGTCGGTGGATACTTAACAGCAGATAGATTATTGGTATCGTCATCGGTCATCTACGAATCTGGTTCTACTAAGTTCGGTGACTCACCAGATGATACACATCAATTTACTGGGTCTGTGTCCTTTACCCAAGTACCAAATATTAGATTACAAGCAGATAATCACTTGTTTATAGGTGATGGTACAACAACAATCTATACATTATCATCATCATATGACCCATCGATTCTAACAGTCTCGGTGGATGGTATGTTGAACGCATTAACCTCGGATTATTCAGTCTCAACAAACCAATTAACGTTCGTTTCCGCACCACCAAGTGAATCAAACGTGTTCGTCAAGGGACTTAGAATAACATTATCATAAAAGTTATA